CAACCCTTCAGGAAGAAGTTGTTGGAGGTCGCGACGACTGATGCAGTACGCTCAGGTGTACTCTCTGGCTTTAGCGTGTTCGCTACCGTTAGGACGTACGCCGGTGTAATGTCTACACCATCGTACACCTCCAGGCCGCAAGACTCACGGAACTTCCCTGTTGTGTGAGTCTTCTCCTGGTTTACCACGAATCCATGGTAACCTAAAAGGTAGTTGAACATAGTTCCCGCTTCTTCAGGGATAATGATATCGTCCCCGAAGACGCGAACCCTACCGCGAAACCGCAGTATGTTCGAACGCGAGGGCTTGAGGTCATGCACATATAAGCATGCCGCAAGTGCCAGCGTTAGATATACCAACGTTTGCACGGGAAAAGTACAGGCGGAACCCATCGTGGCGAATTTCTTAAGTTTCACCACTCTGGGAAATTCCTTTCTCAGTTCTTGTGATAGGAATTGTGTCCGCGACGCTCGTAGAGCGTCCAGGAGGGTTGGATTCCTTCTGAACACGCGCTCTACGACTCCACAACTGAGTCGGTCTGAGGCTGAGGACAAGTCCACAGTCCATTCCTTCCCAGAAATGGAGGCGAGTCGTGCCCCCTCTTGGTTGAATCCTTGATCGTCAAACTTGACGAATTCTCCGATCCAACTTCGAGGTACGGCGTTCCTAATGTGGTCCAAAACCATTTGTTGGCACCACTGATTCGCAGTAGGTTCCTTGGCAATCAGCCTTGGACCTTTCTGCGTTTTAGGAACAGCTAGCAGGTTAGATTCAGTTCGAGTTGTGTCCAGGGTTTGAAGTAAACCCATTCGTTCGGACTCAACCAACTGATATCCAAGAAACTTGGGAGGTAGCCCAAAACGAATAGGGCTTCCCAAGTCACGTCCTCCACCGTGATGGGGTCCCCGATGAATATCGGATACCCATCCGGATACACTCTCCGGTACTTCGCCGGAACGTCGATGTGAGCGACTATATCGTTGCCCAACCCATGGAAAAACGGGAAGGGCTTCGATCGCTCTATATCTCCAATTTCGTGGAGCATCGACGCCGTATGCTCGGTTAGAGAGCGGACTTCTGCTCTCAGATCGGCTGGAAGACGCCTGTATAGCTTCGACCCATATACCGTAGTTCGCAAACGCGAAGTCGGCATACGGGAAGATCGACTCAAGTCGCTCTGACCAGGCTGGGAAGTCATATTTGTACTCACCTGGCTTTTGGTCTGAGACTGTACCTGGGCCATGCTTAGGTCTCCTTTCACTTGGTTTAAAGTGTCCCAGTGTAGTCGACAGGATGTCGGCTACCAACTGTGACACTTGGTGGAAGAATTGACGATCTCTTCCGGGAGGCAGCTTTGTAGCCTCACGGTCGTGGTGAAACTGCACGATGAGAGGATCACTATCATCACGATAGCGCCCCCCATCATCGCCCAGCGCAACGCTGGACAACGCAGAAACACAGGAAGGAAATACCCCATCCCAATACGGGCTAGGGTCTTCCATATCGTCTTCGATACGGTAGAAATCAGAGATAACACTTGTTTCTCTCCTTTCTGCACACTCAACTTTGACCTTCTTACCAACGGCAAGAAGTTGTCGGTAAGCGGCCATTGCGAAGTGTTCCGCATCGGACCTAAGCATACCGTTCGGTTGGAAAATGCGTAGGAGTATCCCCTGAAATAGTTTAGGGATTACTCCCCTCCTCGTGGATGCCATACATGGCACCCCCGATTTGGTGTACGCTCCGCCCGACAAACACGAGTCAAAGTGTTTTAGGGCAGCTGGGAAGTCTAACGTGAAAACTGTTAGACCCCTGGTTCCAACCAACAAGAGGAGTCGAGCTAAGTCACGCTCTAATCCTCTCCGGTCGCTGGGATACGTGATTGCGATGTCTTCTAATATCGCTTTCACGACGCTGATTAAGCACGTCACATAGCTGTTAGTCATGAGCACTCCTAACGTTTGGGGTGGATCACGATCTATGCAGCTAGGCGGGCAACTCAATCAATCATAGGCGTATGGTCCTGGGTAACTACCCAGGAGACTCACAGTCAGGTGAAACATTAACCTGCTGTGAAGGGAATCCTCGTTTCAGGATTCCCAGCCGATGAGGCTGGTGCCAATCGTACTATCAAGATAGTACGACGAGGCCTCCAGCACATCAACGGCGTCTGCGACGGTGTCATCGGGAAAATTCCGAATCGTCGTCGATACCACACGCCTGAACTCAGGACTAGTGTCCGGGACAGCGAACACCGTATGCGTGATCTCCACATTGTGGCGATCCAGCCGACGGCCGTCCGCCCCCGGATTCTCTTTGGTGTGCCGGACCTTGACGCGGACTTCATCGCCCGTGCCTTGGTTCAGGTACTCCGAAGAGTAATTGTCCTGGTTGATTTTGTTGCACACTCGTGCGGTTCCACCGGAACCTCCAAGTGTCACAGTAAGTGTGTCGCCAAGCATTGTGCTTCCTTTCTAGAGTTGGTAGGGCTGATGAAATAACCAGCCCTAAGTGGTCAATTCCTATAACCACTTCGCCCTCGTAAGACGGCGAGCGACCCTAGGATCGACAGTGCCCCGCTCCCTAGGAACGGGATTCCGGCAACAGGACCAGTTGGGATCAAAGGTACAATTCGTACCTTTGCATTCAATCCCGTCTGACCAAGAGTACCATCCACACCTACCCAATCGGGAGGTGGTGATCCATCACTAGCGTGATGGAGGTTGGTAAAGGTTACACTACGCACCACTTTTGTCATGATGCAAACCCTGAATGGGCGGTGTGCGATCGAGTTGTTGCTGGCATCTAAGAAGGTACCAGTGTCAACAAACCAATCGGTCAACCACGTCCAGGGTAGGGCATTCCACACATTACGTGTGATCTGCCCTGCGTGTAAACCTAAAACGAGGTCGATGGCAAGCTTTCGCATGTCATCATCCCTGTCAGGCAAATTGCCTGACCACCCGGGTCTCCATCGTATGGATCCCCACACCTTGCGCGTCGATGAAATCGTACGACGTGCGTTGAGAATCGGTGCCGTTGGTGTCCAGTCAAGAAGAGTGGACTCCACGACATCCGTGTTCTCTGCGGTGCTAAGGGTGACGTTTCTCTTGAACCCTCCGTTGTCTCTCAAAGCTTCAAGTTCTTTCACCCGGCGGGAAACCGCTGATTGAAATTCCATGAGTTTGAGGACGTCGGAGATCAAAGGCTTCCAGCCAAATCGAACTGCTAGGTTAGCCTCCGCTGATTCCTTCAGGATCTTCTTCGCAGAAAGTCCTTTCAGGGAGCGGGTGCCATAGCCTAGCGCGATTAGCCAGTTGCCTAATGATCGCAATAAGCGAGGCAGGTCCCGGAACTCAGCAATTGAGACCGGGAGCGAGATATGAGGGGTCGCGGGGTTCGTCTTCGCAGCAAGTTCTGCTGCATAGACGTCCGTTCCGGCCCATCCAGGAAGGGTAAGGTAGCTAGAGTAAGGAAACGCTCTAACTGCCTCCGGTATATAGTTATCATACCGTATATACCCGAACTGGCCTGGTGAATAACCAGGCTTCTCACCATTCATAGACCCTAAGTACCCGCGATCGTAATATCCGTTTTCAATAATCAACGGATTATCGCCGGTCGGGTTGCCAACAACATCATCACATTTCTCTGTCCACTGGACAGATGTGTCGGTGTAGCTGGCGCTCCAGTACAGTCCTCCAGTAATATTCTGGAATCTCTGTCTGGATCGAATGGTTCCTGCCATTGTGCGGTTTGTCCTGTAGTGG